TGAGTCAAATGAATAAAGAAGAATTTAGCAAAACACTTATTGTCTATCAGAAAGATTCCTACTACAGATACTACGATTTGTATTTAGACAACCTCTACGAAATAGATAGCAACAATAACCTAAAAATCTACAACAGGTGTAGAACATCTGGCAAAGAGACGCTTAGAGCGTGTTTCAAGACTTGGGATTATTTTGTGATTGAGTAGTCAAACATCTCTATTTCAAGTATATTGTCATTCATAATTTACTCCCATCGCTGCATTAATTATATATAACGCATTCTCTTTACTAATATTACCCTGTTTCATTATTTTTCCCATTTCAATTTGCATGGTGAAAATAGTTAACAATGGGTCAACACTCATATATTTTATAGCTAATTTTTTGAAATCTTTTTGAATACACTCGATCAAGTGAACTTCTTGTTCATCAAATTCTTCACACATAACTGGCTCCGTTGGTGGGTAAAAACCCCCCGACGTGAATCGGGGGCACTCATACCTAAAAGAGAGATTGAAATCTCTTTTGCTAATTTACGATATTTTTATTTATATAAAAACTTTTTTTTTGGTATGACTGTGGAAAACTCCGTTGGTTTTCAGTCGATAAGTTGTTCATAATATGATGACAGCTGCATTTTGTGTTCACAACTTATCGATTGTTTAAATTTCATTAACAGACTATGAACAACGAGTTTCTCACCTAAAATCTCTACTTATCAACAAATCCACAGCATAAGAAGAAGAAGAGATAAATCTATTTAATTTTCTCTTCAATAGTACAAAGCATTGAAACTGCATTCTTTGTCGGGCACGCTAGGGGACACTTTCTATTTTTAAAATATATCTATTACGTGTAGTGTTAAAATAAACTTTTATTTTATATTAAAAATAAAAAAATCTTATGAAAATGAAAGAATATCCAGTCTCTATTGAGTATTTAGAGACTCTATGCGAATGGATGATTGAGTGGGCAGACAAAGAAGATTCCATGATTTTTCCTCAATTTTTAAACAAAAAAGGGATTGGTTACTCCTACTTCAACTATTTTAGACACATCTGCCCACGTGTAAACAACACATATGAGGTGATTATCTCCAGATTGTGTCTTAGATGGCTTAAATTTGGCATGACAACCAAAGAGATGCCAGCCCACCAGCAAAAGCTTCTCTCTCGCTACATACGCATCTATGACCAACTCGCGTTTGAAACTGAAACAGAAGCTAGAAAAGCTGTAGCAGAAGCTAAAACTCAAAAAGAGTGTGAATTTTTTGCTGAGAACTATTCAAAGCAAAAACTAGATGGAATTTACAAGGATATATACGACAAAAATGACGACAAACGTAGAGATTCAAAGAAAACTGAATAGTTTTGAACCGCGTCCTTATCAATTGCCTATTTTAAAAGCTCTTGATTCTGGATTCAAAAGAGTTCTTGCTATCCTACCCCGCAGAGCTGGCAAAGATATCACTGCGCTTAATTATGTTATCAGACGTATGTATGAAGAACCTGGTGTTTACTACTACATTTTCCCCACCTATTCTCAAGCTAAAAAAGTTATTTGGGATTCCATCACCAATGATGGCAAACGAATTCTAGACTATTTTCCAGATGAATTGATCGTTCAAAAGAATGCTCAAGAAATGAAGATTCGAATGAAAACTAGAAATGGCGAAGAAAGCCTTTTCCAGCTCATAGGGAGTGATAACTATGACAGCCTAGTAGGTACCAACCCTAAAGGCTGTGTCTTCTCTGAATACGCCCTACAGGATCCCATGGCCTACCAATTCCTGAGGCCTATCCTGACCGCAAATGGCGGTTGGGCTTTATTTATCTCTACCCCCAGGGGAAAGAATCATCTCTGGTCGTTAACGCAAATAGCTGAAAACTCACCTGATTGGTTCTATTTAAAATTAACTGTTGAAGATACTGAACACATCCCACTAGAAGAAATACAGAAAGAAAAAGCGGAAGGGTTGATGTCTGAAGACATGATCCAACAAGAATATTTCACAAGCTTTACCATGGGTGTAGAAGGAGCTTACTACTCAAAATATGTAGATCAAGCCAAAAGAGAACAAAGAATTGCAGATGTTCCATGGGAAAATGGATTCAAAGTCCACACAGCATGGGATATCGGTGTTCGTGACTCTACAACTATCATCTTTTTTCAAACAATCGGTCAAACAGTTCGAATCATTGATTGCTACGAAAACAGCAAACAGGGCCTTGAGCACTACGCACAGGTAATTAACAACAAGTCGTACGTTTATGGCGTACATCTGGCTCCTCATGACATAGCTGTAAGAGAGTGGGGCACTGGCATGACAAGAATTGAAAAAGCTAAAGAGCTTGGAATTAAATTCGCCACAGCATCAGATGTGAACATAGCAGACGGCATTGAAGCTGCACGATCTCTCTTTTCCAAAGTGTGGATTGATGATAAAAAGTGTCAACCGTTGATCAAAGCATTAGAAAACTACAGACAAGAATTTGATGCTAAAAAAAAGATTTACAAACCACACCCACTTCACGATTGGTCATCTCATTTTTGCGATGCGTTTAGATATCTCGCTGTATCACTGCCTAAAACAAGAGATTCTCTATCAAAAGAAGATTTAGAAAAACGATACCAAAAAGCTGTTTACGGGAACCAAGCAAATCTTCCGCCCATGTTTAGAGAAGAAAATTATATTCGAGGAATACTATGACCCTTTGGCCCAATCCAGGAAGTAACAGTTTTATCACTTCTACTTCTTCAGACGACCAATCCCTAAAACTGCGCATGGAACAAACTTATGCGCAAAGCATCACAATTAATCAATCGTTCTGGTCAGAGGCTGACATAGATACTAGATTCAAGGCAGGCGATCAACAACTATGGAATGACATATATGGCAATCTTCCTGCTTTCCGTCGGCGTGTTTTTAATTTTAATCGAATCCGACGAGTCTGTAACATGATAACGGGTTATCAACGTAGAAATAGAAAATCTACAGTTGTAACTCCAGTCGAAAACTCAGACGACCAAACAGCAAACCAGTTCTCTAAAATCCTGTTATGGTCTATGGAGAAAGATAACACACTCGCTACCATTTCAGAGGCATTTGATGGAGCTGTAACAGCTGGGATGAACCTTCTCTCTGTCTGGATGGATTATAGATCAGATCCAATTAACGGAGACATTCGAGTAGACAACGTCTCATACAATGGCTATCTCATCGATCCTTTTTTTAAAAAACATGATTTATCTGACTGTAATTTTATTTGGACTCGTAAATGGCTAACTAAGACTCAAGTCAAATCCCTATTTCCAGAGAGAAAAAAAGATATCGACAATCTTTCCACATCTGCAAATAGAGATGGTAAATTCCAATTCATGCCAGAAGCATACAACTACGGCATGCAAGACTTGCTTACCTACGATGAATACTGGTACAGAGACTACAGACCTCAAAAGCTCATTGTTGACATAAGAACTGGCGAAACAATGGAATGGAAAGGTAATGACTATGATTTAAAAAGATATTTATCATTTTATCCGGAGCTTACCGTCATTGAAAATGAAATAGCCACAGTAAAACTAGGTATCATAATTCAAGGCGAAGTCTTTTATCACGGAGCAAATCCGATGGGCATAGACCTATATCCATTTGTTCCAGTTTTAGGTTACTACGAACCACAAATTCCATATTTTCCGTGGAGAGTTCAAGGCGTTGTGAGAGGATTAAGAGACTCGCAATTTCTTTACAATCGAAGAAAAGTGATCGAACTAGACATTCTTGAATCACAAATTAACTCTGGGTGGAAATACAAAGAAAACGCATTAGTAAATCCAGAAGATGTCTTCTTAAATGGCCAGGGTAGAGGTCTTGCTCTAAAAGAAGAAGCTCAAATGAGCGATGTAGAGCGTATACAAGCCCCTCAAGTACCTCCATCTATGATAGAGCTTTCTAAAGCCCTAGGCGATGAAATACAACAAATTTCTGGAGTAAATGAAGAGCTTTTAGGCAGTGCAGAGGATGATAAAGCAGGAATCTTATCTATGCTACGTCAAGGAGCTGGCTTAACCACTCTACAAGTACTTTTTGATCAACTAGACTATTCACAAAAGATTTTAGGTAGAATCTTTATTGATCTAATCCAAAACAATTTCTCTCCCGGAAAAATCGCTAGAATAATTAATGAAAAACCCTCAGACCAATTTTATAACAAAGCATTTGGCAAATTTGATGCTGTGGTTGAAGAAGGACTAAATACTTCAACTCAACGTCAAATGCAGTTTAAACAATTACTTGCCTTGAGAGAGCTAGGCATACCAGTCCCAACAGATCTACTTGTTGAGTCATCAACGCTTCAAAACAAAAAAGAGCTCGTGGAAGCGATAGGACAGCAAGAGAAGCAGCAAGCTGAAATGCAACAAATGCAATTACAAATTGCAACTGCAAAACAACAAGCTGAAATAAAAGACCTCGAATCACGGGCGGAGGCAAACGCAGGACTCGGACTAGAAAGGGCGTCCCGCGTACAAGAGAACAGAGCCTTGGCTATTGAGCGTCTTTCAGAGTCTGAGAAAGACAAAGAGTTAGGGACACTTCATAAGGTAAAAGCTATGAAAGAACTCGAATCAATGGATATTACACACTTAGAAAAGTTACTTCAACTAAGTGAGTATATAAAAAATCTTGAATCAACTGATGAAAAGCAAGAAGAGATCTCTGTTAGAAGCCCAAACGTTGAAGAATTGGCCGTAATGGCTCAAGGAGAAAAAAATGGCTAGAGAAAAAATGGATTCTCAATATTATGGAATGATCAGTGAAGATCATTCAGCACCAGCAAACCTTCCACAACAAGTTGTTCATAAGTACTACAAAAAAGTTCCTTACATGAATGCAGGAGAATTGGATGATACAATCCGTGGTCTTGACGATGTTCGTAAAGATGAGATAAGAAAAATCGACGAACGTCCATCTAAAGTAAAATATTAAGATGACGATGCCGAGACCTTCTGGGAAAGCTCAAAAAATAGCTGAGCAAGTAGTACCAGGACTTCAGAAATTAAAAAAAGAAAAGCCTACAAAGAATCAAATTAATGAAGGCTCTCTTTCTGAAGTGGAAATTATCCAAACAAACAACATTGAAAACATGGAAGGGTTAAAACGATGAAACGTTTCAAACAAGGATACAATGATCGTCTTGATGAATCTTTAGGAGAAAGACGAGGAGCTGAAAAAAAGTTTAGACAATCTTTGAAAGATAGAAGAGATGAGTCTAAAGGAATGGAAAAAAGCAAATCAGGGCATGCTTATGCAGCTGATTCAGACATGGATGAAGATTATAAAAATCACATGTCTAGAGCTCACCATAAATTTATGGCTAATAAGTATCGTAAAATGATGCATAAAAAATAACACCGCAAGGTGGGAGGGAGACAGGAATTATGGGCTGTCTCTCTCTTTTCTTTTGATATAGATGAAAAAAAACAAAATAGAAATATTTGAAGTGGGTGAAAAAGATTCATCGGGTAAGCATTTTACCTACACCCAAGTTACCTTTATTGAAGGCTGGGCAGATGCGAATCAATTCAAGCCTCTTAAATACGATTTAGTAAATATTAAATTTCAAAATAAAACTGTAAATGGATGGTGGGATGGACTTCACTGGGTTGGACTTAAGGTTAATTCAGATGATGTCGCTCTCAAATGGAAAAAGAAGGAAGATTATGAATGATCACTCAATAGTAATAGTAAAGTTTTTTTTTGATGAGATAAAAAGAGAAAAATGGATCGAGATGGATCGAGATGAATTGTTTGATGCAATTTTTGATATCTATTACATGTTAAAAAAATATTATAAATTAACTGGCGACAAGCAATGTAAAGATATGTATAAAAAATTATTTGACTTATTTGTATCTTTATCTTGTTTTGAAGAAAGTTCTGAATTACTCAAAATGTAAAAAATAACTTTATAAAAAAGAAAAAACACGCAATGTTAATAAATATTTTATGAGGCCACATGGATAAAAAACATAGCAAAAATATCACAAAAATTGGTTCAGTTTTTTGTGAAAAAGGCATAACAGCAACGCCATGGCGGCACTTTGCTAATCGAAGCTTATGGAGTGTAAATTTGTTTTTTAACACTTCCTATGTAAAAGATGCAGAAGATGAAAAAGATATAAAAATACAGCCATTTGAAACCATTTGTGTAGTAGCAAACACGCCATTTGTAGCAGTTCAAAAAGCATTATCTAGTTACAAAAGAAACATTGAACAAATTAGAAAAAACAATAAAGAAAAAAATGAAAAAAGTAATGAAGAAAAACATCGTCAAGCATCTTAAAGATGATATTAAAGGGTACGATAAAGAGCGTAAATATCTTAAAAAAGAAGCTAAAGAAGACAAAGAATTAATCAAAAAGGTCAAAAAAAATGAAAAAAGATGTAAAAAATGCAACTGCAAGGGCTAAAAAAGTTCCTATTGCAAAAGGCATAAAAGTTTCTAAAGAAAAAAAAGTTAAAATGGAAAAAAAACCAGGTGGCTCTAATGTGGGCAAGTACTCTTCAGTAGCTAAAAAAAAGTTTTGTGGGCCCTCTGGAGGGGCACCAGAAGGTTCTTATCCAGTCAATACGAAAAAAAGAGCTAAAGCAGCCCTATCTTATGCACACAACGCTCCGAACCCAAGCGGCATCAAAGCTTGCGTACGCAGAATGTTTAAATCTTTAGGTAAAAAGAAAAAATGAATTACGAATGTCCATCTTGCAAAATGTATTGGGAAGATAATGTAGAGCCTGTAGGGAAACTTACAACCCCTCTCTGTATTTTCTGTTCATCTAAACACACAGAAAAAGAACTGATTAACTGGCAAATGGATCATTTGGAACAAATAAAACCCAATCATTTACCGAGAATATTAAGAAATTTTTATAGATACGTAGAAAGAAATATTAACCAACTTTATTTATTACATGAAGAAAGAAAAGACGACCAAGACAAGCTCCCTCCAAAGCCCCTCAGCTAAAACTGTAGGCGAAGAATCACTACGATTATCTGCTATTGAAGATAAGAATGAAGTAGTTGAAGTGCAGAGAGAGATCTTAAAGGGCTCTAATTCAAAAAAGTCTTTTTTGGAAAACGTTCAGGAAGCAGCTGAAAGAGGAGCTTCTGATCCCAATATCGAATATCCGTTCTACGTTGTCGTTATTACCAAAAAGGAAAGATTGCTCCAGAATGTAATAAGACCCTATTATCTCTACAGGCAATCCTGTCCTACTCCCGAATATGATCAAACTGTTTATCAAGTGACGAAAGGAAATAATTTAGAATATTTATGGACGATTCCTGATCTAAATACTTGTGTTTACCTTTCTGAAAATGAGTGCAATCTGACTAAAGATCATAATCTTATGTTATCTATGTTAGAGGCATTTAATAATGGTGATTTATTAAAATGGGCAAAGAAATTAAACAAAGAATTTGACATTGTAATTTAAATTTTATTATAACAAGTTTATAAAAATTCGCTTAACAGCGTTAAAGTTTTTAAGGCGTATTTAAAGCGTATCGCCGAACGCAAAAGGAAAGGGTATGACTAAAGAAATAGAGAATGTAGCAGAAGAAATTCAGCAAGAGGAAAACGTTCAGCCTCAAGAAAGTCACACCCAAGACACTGAGCAACAGAGAGAATTATCTGACAAAGAGATTAATTTTCAAAAATTGCGAAGCGTCAAGGAGCAACTAGAGCGTGAAAATCAAGAATTAAAAAATTGGAAACAGCAATACGAAAAAAGTTATCAACAACAAGTTCCACAATCAGATGATGATATTGGAATAGATGATGATGATATCGTAGAAGGAAAGGTTGTAAAGAAACTTTACAATGAGATTAAGAACTTAAAACGTACTTATGAATCAGAAAAGTTAGCAACAGTTCCTGATAGACTGCGTTCCAAATTCAATGATTTTGACAATGTTGTTACTCCTCAAAATATAGAGAAATTAAAAAATTTAGAGCCAGAGCTTTACTCATCCATTGTTTCTGGTTCAGATCTATATTCCAAAGGTGTTTCGGCGTATAAAACGTTAAAAGCTATGGGTATTGCTAAAGACGATACCTACCAAGCTGACAAAGAAAAAGTGCAACAGAATCAGCAAAAACCATTGTCAGTACAGGCAATCAAAGGACAAGGTGCACTATCTGATGCGAACGCTTTTGCAAGAGGTCTGACCCCAGAGCTTCGTAAGCAATTACAAGAAGAAATGTTTGAGGCAGTAAAGGCTCGTTAATATAACGAGGCAATATGACCACAACAACAAGTGTTCTACCATCGCCAGTTCAACAAAGTTTTTCATATAAATTATTATCGGTACCTGTACCGAATATGATCCACAACATTCCGGCTATGCTTAAGCAAATGCCAAGAAATGGTGGTACAACTTTGAGAATGCGTCGGTACAATCCGCTGTCAACAGCAACAGT